TTAGAAGTTTATCGTGAGCACCATATTGAAGAGATTAATAATGGTGACCATCATGATCCTAATACCATTGAACTATTCTGTGAAATGCATCCTGATGAGCCAGAGTGCTTAGTGTATGACGATTAATGAACAATTTTTTATCATGGTTACTTGGAACTTGGTCTAATAAAATTCAAGCACAATCCAGTCCTTTACTTTACAAGCAAGTATTTGTAAGGTGGGAGGATGACGGAGAGTTTCTACATTCTGTGCATTGGGGTAGAAAGGAAGAACGCAATCCATATTTAACAACTAATAAAAAACTAAAAGTACTATCCGATACTGAAGTTATACTTGAGCATTGGGGTGGTACTTATAGTGGGTTTACAAGGAATGAGAGTTGTGATATGATAATGAAGTTTGATGGTTCCGCATGGATGGGTAAGTTTGATACCAGTATGGATAATGTAACTGGTCACGCAGAACTCGCTGTTTTTGGTCATAAACTTTTTATGAGAGATAGGTTTATAGATTCCGAAGGCAAGATTATCTGGGGAGCAGATGAGATCTATAAGTTTAAGAGAATAAATACATAAAAACCTATTAGAAGATGTTACAGCAAGAAGCTACCTCAATTGATGGAATTGTAAATGAACCTACGATTAACTTTGTAGGTAAGGATGGTTTTTGGTGGTGGGTAGGAGAAGTTGAAGATAATGAAGACCCTATGGAGTTAGGTAGGGTTAAAGTAAGATGTCTTGGATATTATACTAATATTCGTGGTGGTACTACCGCAGATTTAAAAACAGATCATTTACCTTGGGCTACTGTATTACAACATACATCTCAAGCAGGTAATGATGGTCAAGGTGAATCTTCTGGACAGTTGCAACCTGGAGCAATTGTTATGGGATTCTTTATGGATGGTGAAAATGCACAGATGCCTTTGGTTTTAGGTGTTATGCGTTTGAATAAATCTTCAGGTTCAAGAGAAAAGAAGGAATTTGCTTTTACTGGTGAATCAATGAGTTCAACCAGTACAGGTACTATTAATCCAGCATCTAATAAACCAGGAGATCCTAATAGTATTTCTGTTGATAATGTAAGGAGACCTGGAGTTGCAAATAATAGTGTTTCTACTGTTGCTGCAGCAAAAACTACACAAATTGGTGGAAAGGGATCTCCTTCTAACATAGGTACAACACCTGGAGTTAACGGTAGTGGTGGTAATCCTACTAAACCTAGACAACCATCTAAACCTATTCCTGCTGGACAAGGTGTTGGTGGTCCTTGGAAGAGTGTGGACTATCAATTATCATATCTTTTAGAAGATTTGGCAGATAAATCTTCATTATTGGTAAAGGATGAGAGTGGAGATTTCTTTAATGTAATTACTGGTAAAATTGTTACAGCAAAAGAACTTACAGCAGGTATTCAAAATTTCTTAGGTGCAGTATTTACTCAGGCGATAAGTGCTATGAGAGGAGCAGCATCTAGTCTTGTTGAAGGATTGGACACTGATACATTAAAAGAAAAGTCAAATGGTGTTCCTTATACCATAATCACTGAGGTTCAAGAAGCAGTTACAGAACTATTATCATCTTTGTGTATTGTTGATAATCAATTAACCCAATTTATACAGGATCCTCTTAGTGCTGTTACAGGTCAATTAGATTCTTTTTTAAATGGTGCTATTGATAAAGCAACTTTTGTAGCACAGGGGGTAGAGGATGTAATTGATAGGGTTTTCTGTAATGTTCAAGGTGTTTTGGATTCTCTTTTATCGATAATTGGAAGAGTAACTTCTGCTCTTGATAGTCTTGGGGATGCTAAAGAAGTTATGGATGCATGGCAATCTGGTGAGCAGATATTTTCTGATGCTACTGATCTATTTGGTCAAGAGAAAATGACTCTATCTGGTTTGTTCTCTTTCTTTATGAATCTATTTGGTGGTGGTAATTGTGAGAGAAAACCTAAAGGTGGTGAAGATGATGCTGGTTGGTTCCCTTTACTTGGTGTAACACATTGTACTCCAGAAGAATTTGCAGCTATTGATGAGTTTAGAGGTGAAAGTAGAGGTAAGTGTGGTGATGGTCAAAGTGGTGAAGGTGGTAGTAAGAGTAGTGGAGGAGGTATATATGATTCTATTTTTGAAGAGGCAGATCCATATTTAACTACTGCTAAAACTTGGGTAAATGGTGCTTATGAATTGTATATTGGTACTCCTGGTCGTCAATCTACTCAACAGAAGAGAGAAAATGGTACTACTTGGACATCTGTTAACATAAACAATACTCAACATCAAGAGTGGATGGCTAAGAGAAGTATTAAAGAGAGTAATCCAGATTTAACTGAAGAAGAGATTGAGGAAAAGGCTAAAGATAGTGTTAAAAATGCTACTGGTAAGGATGGTGATGTAGGTAATTTACAGGCAGACCATATTTCCTATGCTGGAACATTAACTCAAGAAGTTCATGGTGATGACTGTAAAGTTATTGATTTGGATTTATGTAGAACAGTACAAGGTGATATTAGATTAAAATGTACTGGCGATATGCATCTTGAAGTCGGTGGTGCATTTCTTATGAATGCTCAAGGAGCTCCTAAACAAGTAGATAAGAAAGGTAATAAGGTTAGTGATGAAGTTCAAAAACATACTATATCATTTGGATCTGATGTTGACTGGGGTTTCCACGGTTCAAAATTAGAGTGGAATGCTTCTGAAATAAAGTTAGCAGGTCAGAAGGTATCTATTACTGGTAAAGAATGGGATAATGCATGTAAGATACAAAAAAATTCTGCTATAGAAATGGCATTAACTGCTGATAACTCTATCAATATGTTAACAACTCATTTATTCCAACAGATTAATGAACCTAAAAAGGATCCTTTACCAGAAAAATCTGGTATTACTAGAGTCGTTAGAGGTTCTATTGAAACTACTATGTTGGACGGTGGATCTTCAAAAGATGAGATTCCGAGATATTCTATTGACAATAAGTATGGACCATGTACACTAGTATTTGGTGAGAAGGGAATGAATACTACTGTTGAAGATGAAGGTGCTTATAAGTTAGATGTTAAGGGTGGTCCTATGTCTATGGAGTGTAAGAAAAATGCTACTATTTTTGCTGATAAGGATATGACTATAGAATGTACAGAGACTATGAAGTTAATTGGAAAAGAGATCCATTTGAATTAATCTATGCTATAATATTATTATGGATGAATTACGACAACGACAACTAATAGAACTCAAGGAAATTCTTGAGGATACTGTTCAGTATTTTTGTGATGAAAATATGGTCTCTGGTGAGACTGCATGGAATATGGTCGGTGCTTTATCTGATGCGAAACTAAACGTGGAATTTACTAATGACTGATATACAAGATGTAACAGAAGAAGAGGCGGTTAATAACTTGCCTTTTCTTTTAAGTATGACACAGAGAAATAGAACTGTTTGGCGTATACGTAGAGAAGATGGTAGTTGCTGCTTACTATCTCCTGTAATACAGTCTGGTCCTCCTGTAGATCAAGAGGTTATTGATCAAGTTGAGGAATTTAAGAAAGAACTCCTTGACACTGCTGACTAAATACCTTATACTGGTTTAGCAATAGAGCAGACTGATGCGACTCAAACGCCATGAAACTCCTAGAAAGCAGGGACGTAATATTAAGTCTCGTGCTGCGTCTGCTCGTTTGCGCCAACTTAAAAAAACTAAAAAATTATTATTGAAAAGACTTCGTAATGTATAAATTATTTCCAAACATTGTGCATGATCTTGAAGTTTATAATTTTCAAGATAGGAAAATAGAATTGCAGCAATATTGTTATAATGAAATGGGTAATGACCCAGATGGAAAGATATACAGAACTAATAGAGGTGGATGGCAATCTGATGATGGTTACCATTTACATGATAACCCAGTTAGAAGAGCAGTTTTAGATACTTTAGGATATTATCTCAATAATAATAGTATTTTTAAACCTAATGTTAATTTATATTTGACAGCTTGTTGGATTAATATCAATGGTAAAGGGCATTTTAATATTCAGCATGACCACCCAGCTTGTCATATGTCAGGTGCATTGTATATAAAAGTACCACCAATTCCAGAAAAATTTACTGGTGGTGGTTCTCCTAATGTATATGGTTATTCAACTACTAAAATTCAAGGTGAAGGTGTTATTGGTGGAGAGATATGTTTTTCTAATCAATTAGCATTTAATGCTTGGCAAGAATTATATAATTATACTGATGAATTTAAGGAAAAACACATTCAGTTTGGGGCATATTATATGCCACCTCAAGAAGGTACAATGTTATTTTTTCCTGCACATCTTAGACATCATGTAGAACCAAATAAGAGTGATGAGGACAGAATTTCTTGCTCATTTAATTTAGATTTAGTACAGGATCGTGTTGAAGGTGATAGTAGCTAAATAGTAAAAATACCTAGTAATACAATATAATATGAATGATAGGAAAGCAGCTAAAAAATTATTAAAGCTTGCCAAAGAACATCCAGACTGGTATACTAAGAAGGATGTATTCTACGCAAAACAAGTTAAGAAATTAACTAAAAAAGAAAAAAATCACTGACTAATTATTATGGCATTATCTGAACAAGTAGAAACTGCTTTAAATGAAGCACAAGATAAACTAAGAGAAGCATTAGCTTTCGCAGCAAGGAGTGAAAAACCTTATATCAGTAAGCATATTTCTGATATGATGATGAAAATAGATTGTTTAAATGAAGTATCTGTACTAATTGATAGTGTAGAAGAACATATGAACTAATGGATTTTCATCAACCTGTTAAGCGACCTACAGATAGATCTGTATTATATCATTTATTTCCAACCCCAGTGTATGCTGCAATGGTTGATAACTTGGATGTAGTTCAAAGTGAAATAGATGGTGTGTGTGATAAATTAGAATTTATATACAATCCTAATTTTGGACAGACACATAAATTATCTGCTCCTAGTTTTAAAACAAATGTTATAGGAGAACATAATATGGTTAATTTCTCTGAACAGATTCATAAGCATATTGATCATTATCTTAATGCTATAGAGTTTGAACAGAGTGGTTATTTTAACCCTGAGAATCCTTTAAAGTATGATATTGTTAGTTCTTGGATAACTAAATTTGAGAAAAGAGATTATGCACATATCCATAATCATGGACATTGTGATATTTCTGGTGTTTACTATTATAAAGTAGGTGAGGATAAAGATGAAACAGGAGATTTATTTTTTCAATCTCCTGTCCCATCAATGATTACATCATTCACTTTTAATCATTATGCTTATAAGCAATGTCAGATACCTCAAGTGGGTAAATTGCTATTATTTCCAGCATATCTGGATCATGGAGTAGCAACAAATGAGACTGGATATGATAGAATGAGTTTGTCCTTTAACATTTTATTTGAAAACCGATGATAGATAATGAAGGTGAATTAATTTCAGAGATACTTTGTATTGCTGCTGAATTAGAAGGTACTGCTACAAGAATTCATACATTGAATTCTACAGGTAGATCCTCTAAAAAAATTGTAATAGAGTACGACATTAAGGAGAAACAAAATGAAAATTAAATTAGGAGCAGCAGTCACTAAGATTAAGGACTGGGATAAGGCAATGGCAAAGAAACTTCAGGACAAGTTTAACTTGACTGATTATCAGATGTTATGTCTTGCTTTCGTTAAAGGTTTTGTTATTGGAGCTGTTCTTCTGTGAGAGAAGAACTATTAGAGTTATTGAAGAGGGATGCTTATCGTAAAGGTGAGTATACACTATCTTCTGGTGCATTTAGTACTCATTATGTTAACTGTAAGCCAGTTACACTTAATGGTAAAGGATTATTTTATGCTAGTTGTTTATTGCTTGAATGTATAGAAGAGGATACATTAGCAGTAGCAGGTCTTACTCTGGGTGCTGACCCATTAGTAAGTGGAGTGGTAACAGTATCAGCAGCAGATGAAGTTGATCTTGATGGTTTAATTATTAGAAAAGAACCCAAAGGTCACGGAACACAATCACAAATAGAAGGACCAGTATTACCTAAAGGTGCTAAAGTAACAGTCCTAGAGGATGTTACGACTACTGGACAATCTGCATTAAAAGCAGTGTATGTGTTGCGTGATGCAGGTTATGTTGTTGATCGTGTTGTTACTATAGTTGATAGGCAAGATTATGACTGTCGTGCCATTATGGAACAAGAAGGATTAGATTTTATAAGTCTATTTACTATTGACGACCTTGCTAAATAGAACTGTAGCAAAACGTATGATTATTCGTGGCAACTAAGAAGATATCACAGTTAGA